GAAAGATCCATCAAGAGATGGAAGATAATCATATCCAGTTTTAATCATAATAACTCCAGTGACACCGGTTGATGTTGTTCCAATTCCAGTGCCTGTTGTTGTTATTCCAGTGTCTGTTGTACCAGTATCAATGGGTGTTTGGACATTTCCTAGAACAGGAATTCCATATGCACCAACTCCGTTTCCACAATTATCCTCAAATGTTATTACAGGTGCGCTCGTATAATTTCCAGACGATACAATATCAACACCAATAATATCTCCAACCGCATTAAGAACAGCATTACCTTTAGCACCCGATCCAGAACCACCCCAAAAAACAACATTAGGAGGTCCACATGATTGTGGTCCAGTAAAGCAACCTGTTAAATTGAGATTTGGTTGTATATTGAAATTAAAATTATTCAAATTGTCATCAATATTGATAACACTAATAAAACTATCGGCAATTGCCTTAGCAGAATTTAATATTCCAGCAAAGTTTAATGAAACTTTTGGTGGTGCTCCACCTTCTAAAACATTCCATTTCTCAGTGATAGGACATACATTCTCAACTTTACATTTTAAGAAGTCTAAGATTGATTCAATAAAATCAAAGATCTCACTGGTGAAACTAATAACAGATCCAATTAAACTAGAGATAGGACCTAAAATACCATTTATTGCAGCGGTTATCTGCGAGATAATTTGTCCTAGAATAGTTCCTATTATATTTTCTATCAGACACTCTGCTACATTCAAAATTTTATCAAGAATTGCATTCAAGATAGCAGCAATAATTGATTCAAGGTTTTCTAAAAGTTTAACAAATAAACAAGAAACAAGAGATAATTGATTTTTTGTTACTTCATTTATCAAGTATCTTTGACTTAATGGTGCGTTACCTATTACATCACCTATACCTGCATTTATTTTTCTTGTTACGTATCTTCTTAACTCTTGAACTGCCCAAGTAACTATGTTTGCTATCTTAGCAGAGTACTCATTTACTTTTCCTTGAACTTCACTTATAAAATTTTGACTTGTCTGTAAAAAACTATCTTCACCTAAAAGATCTTGCTTTAATTTTTGTACATCTTTTAATAAGTTTTCAATTTCTTTATTAATTGCTTCGGTATCAACCTTTCTACATTTTGATGGTAGAACGATTTCTTTATTTAAATTATTTTGTTTCTTATCTTCTTCAGATGGTCTCGGGGTATTAAACCACTCAGAACCATCTACAAGTCTGTTTTCTTTGTAATGAGTTTGTGGAACATAAAAAAGTGCTGATCCCGGAATAAATCCACTTGCAGGAGAACATCCAGGAGCTTTAGTTGTAGAGAGAATACCTACACTGTTTGGATGAACATCATCGATATAATAAATCCCAGTGTCAGGATCCTGAAACACTGTTACAAAAGTGTTTACTGCATAACGTGGAGCTGGGCAAGATGCTCCACCTAATCCAGACGTTGGAGACTGACCGTATGCCCAAGGCAAATCTTCAATAGGAGTAGTATCATCATGCATTGAGCATATTCTGACCTTGTATCTCCTCAGAATAATGCCAGTTCCCTCCTGAGAAACCCTATCCTCAGAGAACTTTTTGTTTTGTATTGTTTCTACATAACTTTTCTCATCAGCAATCTGTCCAATTTGTGGTTTAAACTGGGAATTGCTGTTTAACGCATACTCAAAAAGTTCTTGATTAAGTTGACGTGCAGGTTTCATTCGTTATTCAATCTTCATAAATTCTACATTCTGAAGCATCGGGATGTTCATTACAATATAATTCTAGCGTTGTTGGATCATGATTTTCATCTGGATGATTTAATTGATACTTTTCCAAAGAATCTAATTCACTTTCAATGTGACGACGACGTTGTGAAGAAAGTTCTGGATTATCAAGTTCATTACGATCATCATTAATGTGTTGTTGAAGTGTTCTGTCCATGGTTGTTACTTACCGTAAGAGTCTCTTACCAAATGAAGTCCTGTAAAAGTTTTTGAGCGAGTTCCAAAATGGCAAAGATCCGATATCATATATATGCCACTACTGACAGGACTTGGTTTTATTGTTTTAGTTGTAGTTGGTTGTGGGAAATCGCAGTAGACTAAATCTCCCGCATGTAAACTAAAATCAGCAGGAATAATAATATCAACAGACATGTTAAATTTCTGACGATAATTTTGTTTTGCTTGCTGGAAAATCTCTTCTACAGAGAAATTTTCTTTATCTGTTTTTTTGACTTGTTCAGTTACTGAATCTCCAGGAATTACAAGTTGACCCTTTGCCTTTTGTGCGACTAAACGAACAGTTGCTTTATCTTTATATTCTGGATTAACTGTAGGTAAAGTTTTTGCCGCAATAATTCCATTACCTTTTTCTTTTGCAGTAAAAGGTGCTGCCTTTGTGTATGTTTTAGTCACTTCATCATAAACTTCCAGTACTGTTCCAAATGCACCAGAATAAAATTGCTGAAGTCCTTGGGTTGTTCTATTCGCTCTATGATATAAAATTTTGTCATCATATCCTGCAGGAATTGTTTCACTATTAACTTTATGATTCAAAATATATCTCTTAATTGTCTTTCCAGTTTTATCAAAGAGTTTATCCAAAGATTTAAAATGAAATCCTTCTGAAGTTTGCCAGAAAAGATAACCTGCCATCTTCCCCTTTGCATTCTGTATGTTAGGTATACTTAATTTTTGAAGGTCTAAAAGCATCTCAAATGGGAATCTATCGTTTCCAAACTGACTCAAAGTATTTTCAGTATCATCAACATAAACTTTTTTATTAGACTTTAAAGTTTGTTTAATTATGGTTTGTGCAATGTCAGATATTTTACCACTATAATTTACACGGCATCTATTTTCTAGAAGAGAATTATCAAAAGCTTCTTTAGATACTACAGTCATAATGAAAGAAGTGCTTTTGAATGATTCAGTAATTAAACTAGTTGTATCAACTCTTAGATCATCTGGTTTATCTAATTTAATTTTATTACCACGTCCATCTTCAATATTAAATAGTATCTTTTCTGTTCCCTGACATTTAATTGAATTCAATACGCTTATAGTTCCATATGCTTCCTTTTGAGATTCTGCTGATGCTGCATTTCCAGTGTCAACAATTGCAGCAGTAATTGTCACGTAAGGAACAAAAACACTTTCACGATATTCAATTCTGGGAGTTCCAGAACGGAGATCCACAGATTTTCCATCTTCATTAGCAATGATTTCAAATCTATTAAACTGTAGTGACTCTTTTGAACCTGCCATTTATCTTTTATTACTATTTAACCTATCACAACTGGCATTACTATATTGTTAACATCATGGACAATTGTATTTCCACCTTGACTATATGAGGGATTTTGTTGAATAGATGCAATCAAATTACTAGTAGATGATGGTGTTGGTGATAATGAGGATTGTAATTGTAGATTTTGTCTTGGTTGAACAGGTGCTACATTTCCTATTCCCAATACTCTTCTTACATCTGCACTGAATTTTCGTTCACCTGATGTATTATCGCTATATTTACGTTTTTGTCCATAAAAAGGAACATCAATTGCAAGATTTGCTCCATGATATCCACGATCTCCAGGTCTATATTCACTGCCAATCACAAATCCTGCCGCTCTTAATGCTGCTTTTGCTCTTTCTTTATCCGCTTCTGTTTTAAAAGCAATATGCTCATGATATTTTAGTCCACCATGTCCAACTGGATCATAATTTGCACCCTGAGTTGAATCTCCTGTTATATATTGAATTGCATTAAAAAGTCCAGGTGTTGGTGGTTTATATCCTGTCATGGAAAGAGCGGGATATACTACTACTTGCGAAGCTCGACTACCAATGTTGGGGTTTCTTCCAGTTATATCAGAAATAAATTGCTTATTTAAATTTTCATGCGGATTATCTGGAGTATAATTATTACCTTTAACTGGTTTACTGTGTGCTCCCCTCTCAAATCTATTATAAAAAATGCTTGCTGCTTCCTCTGGACTTGAAGCTGCTTTTAGTTCTCCAGCAATTCCGTGATTATTAATGTCAATAGCAATATATTGTGCTTGGGCATTTCTATTATAAGGATCCAGTCCCTTACTTTGTGCCCACTTTACAAATTTAGGCCATCTATCATCTCGGCTCCATTGAACCATACCTTCAAATCTTGGATTATCTGGAGTAGCAGTTCTATATCCACTCTCTCTTCTTATATTAGCAACAATGCCGATAGCAGCATTTTTACCATAGATTGCAGTAAAATATTCTAAAAGATCTGCCTCTATCTGAGCATTAGACCCTGAGCGAAGTTTTGCTCCAGGAACATTACCCTCAGGTCCGGTAGGTCCTGTTGTTCCGCCAGGAGGCGCTCCTTCTAAATTCAATTCCTGATTTAAATTTTGCAGAACTCTAGAGGCAGAACTTTCGAGCGCGATTGAAAAAGCATTAGATATATATCTACCAATTCTTTCACCAATATTAATACCACTTCCAATCTCTCTGGAAGGAACTACTCCACCATTTGCCATAGCAATTGATTTTGAAATATCATTAAAAGAAGAATTAAGTTCTGTATTTATTGCTGCTTCAACAACGCTACCAAACATATTACCAAGAGAGTTTGCAAGTTTTCTATCTGGTTTTTGTCCAAGTGCCATGTCAACACCAGCACCAAGCATACCACCAGCAACACCATTCAAAGATCTCATCTTCTTCAAGTCTGTAGAACTTTTTACAAGAGCTCTTAATGCGCTTCTTTTTCCTGGTTCATCTTTACCATATAAACTTTCAACTCTCAATTTTCCACCAATGTCTCTTCCGGGTTGAACTTTTGTAGGAGTAAAAGTTTTACGTGTTGATGTACGTTGAGTTTTAATTTTTCTTGTAGGTGTAACCCTAGATTGTCCAGATCTAACTTGCCCACCTTGTGCTTTTGCTGGAGTTGGTTGTGGTTGATATCCTGTAAAAGCATCATATAAAGATTTGCCAACTATGTCTCCCAAGAATCCACCAACAAATAATCCAACACCAGCACCAAGACCAAAAGTTGTTCCTCCAGCAAGCGCAAGTCCAATACCTTGTCCAACAGCACTTCCAACCGCACCTGCTGCTGCTCTAGATGGTTTCTCACGAAAGACGACAGTATCAACGATAAAACCAATTAGAGCACCAATAATTGGAACTCTTGCGATGCTCAATCTTGCTGCACCTTTAGCACCTTGAGTTGCTGTTGTTTGAGCAGCCTTTCTTGCTGCAACTGACTGTTCAAATGTTAAACCTTTCCTTGCTTGCTCTAATCCGAATCCTCTTGAAGATGCTTGTCCGGGTGCTCTATATCTACCGGGAGTCATTCCAGTTCCAGCACCAAATCCACTAATTGGTTTTGGAACCGCCCCCATACCTAAAGACCTTGAAGCACCTGCACCAATACCACCTGCAGCACCTCTAGGAGATCTAGGTGCAGTGCTAGCAATTAACATGGATGCCATAATGGCACCATTCAATAATTTGTTTAATTCTCCAGAAAATTTATCAAATTGTTTTGCTGCATCTTTTCCACCAATATCATCAATTTTCTTACGAACATTATCATAAGTTTGATATCCCAAATCAATAAATTTAATAACGCCATCTATTGCATTTTTTGCAAATATATCAATAAACTTAGTGACTGGTTCAATATATTTTCCAAACTCCAATAACTTGGGAAGATATTTGTTATACTTATCAAATAAAAATCCTGCAAAAGTAAAAGCAATAAATCTTTTAATTGTATCAAGAATGCTTCCACCAGGTAAAGATAATTTTGGTAGACTATTAAAATCTACCTTTCTGCCCGGTTTAGTTTCTAACTTTTTCTCTCTGTCCTCTGCTTTCTGTCTTTCTTTTTCTTTTCTTTTTCGTGTATTTTCACTTTGTTGAATTAAATAAGTGTTACCAATTACATCTTGAATCTTTAAAACTTTCTTTTTAATGACTAAAAGACTGCCACCAGATCCTTGAGTTTCTCTATCTGCAGGTTTTAAAAGTTTTTGAGATATATTTACATCTTTCTTATAAAGAATATTACTTACAGGAACCAAAAATGGTTTTTGTGTATCTACGATGGAACCCCCAGATTTGCCCGAGGGTAATAATTTTTTAGAATCTATGACTGCCATATCATCCTACCCCCATCAAATCACCAATTCCAAGAGACCGAATTACCATTTCTCTATGAGGAATTCTGGCAACAACTGAAACATCTGGTATTTGTGTTCCAGTTTTAACAGGAACACTTGGTTTTTTGCCTGGTATTGTTTGTGGCGGTAAAACAATTGTTTGAGTTCTAGAAACAATTGTTGGAGTTCCTATAGGCATTGCTCTTGACTGTGGACCCATAACTGCAGGATGCCTTCTAAAGAAAGTGTCATGTCCATCAGGTTCATGCCCATATTGACGCATTATTTCTATTTGCCTTTTCGTAGCACCTTGTATAGTTTGAACATTTTGTTTCAAATTCAAATTCATTCCAGATGAAGGTTTGGGTTTAAACCCTGAAGTAGCAGTAGATGTTCCTGTTTTAGGAACACTCACATGTCTACCAAAGAGAGGCCCACTTTCAAATCTACTTAGAGTACTAGGAGCACTTGGAGATGTATTATATCTTTGAGCTGCTGCAGGAGAATAAGTTTGATTTAATGGTAAGTTTCTAACACCTCCAACATTTAATCCCAAAAATTTATTTTGATATCCAAGTTCCATTCCTCTAGGTGCCATGACAGTTCCAGTTCCAGGCAATCCTAGTCTACCCAAGGCACCAATAAGTCCGCCACCTTGAGCAAGTTGAATATTATTCACCATTCTGGGAATATTTGTTCCACCAGCATCCTTATTTAATTTAAGGAAAAAATTAGCACCATGTTTATCAACTGCTTTTTTAGACATCATAACTTCACCGGGTTGTGCAGCAATCAACTGAGTATCAGGACCTGCACCAGTAATTCTTACACCACTGTCATCATCAATACCACCTCCCTCTGTAAAAGCAATATCTTTTACATTTACAATTTTATCAACTGCCCCACCACCAAAGAATGATTTTCTTCTTACTCTACCACCACCACTAAACATTCCACCAAGTCCTCTTTGAAGAACTTGTTCTTGTTGCAGTTGTGCGGGAAGAGGAGTTTTTCCTGTTCTAGCAGTTTGCTGAGGTGTTACAATAGATTTATCAGTTTTCTTTTGCTGTGCTCTGAACTTTTCATTCATTTGGACAGCAGCATATGCTCCAGCTCCAGCAGCAACTGTACCAAAAATTAATGGATTAGCTGCCATAAATCTAACCATTTGAGGAACAAAAGTCCTCAGCATTTTAAGAGTTCCGCGAACAAATGCACCAAGAGGAGTCAGAAATAATCCAGCAGCAAATGCTAATGCAGGCCACCAATCCTTTAAGAATCTACCAAGAATTTTTACTTTCTTTTCATTTGCAGGATCAGCAAACCACTTTAAAACTTTATCAACTAAAAATCCAATCAAAGTAAACTGAATGAATCTCATGATTCTATCAAGAATACTTTGGAATGGCGCTACTAAAGTTTTAACTAATCCAAGTGCTTTTTTTAATGGTTTTTCTAATTCTACCTCTCTTTTAGTTCTTCTTCTTTGTTCGTCAGACTTTCTACTCTCTTCTGCCTTTTTCTTCTCTTGCTTATTTTGTTCTGTAATGCTCTTTAGTAATTCGTCAAGTGCTTTGCTAATATCCTTTATATCTTCAGAAGATTCTCCAACAGAAGTTGATGGTTGAGGTATTATTGCTTTTGATGTTAGATAAAATCTTTCGGTAGAAACTTTGACAGGACCAGTTACACCAATATTTTCTGCAGTAATTTTCTTTCTTCTTATTTTAAATCTACCAACTTTTCCTTTAACTTTTCTAAATTCTTCAACAAGTAGTTCGTCTTCTTCTGTAGAAAGTTTTTTACCAAAACTTCTAGACGCAGCAAGTCTTTCTTTTAAAAGAGAAATATAAGTTCCATAATCAATATCAAATACATCATCCAATCCAAGAAGTTTTAATATTCTTTCATCTATATTTTCATCAACTAAATCCTCTTCACCCTTACCCTCATACAAAGCAAGAGCGGATTCTCTTTTACCCTCCGCTCTTATGCTTGCCAGTAGATCATCTAACTCGTCAGGACCCATTTTGCTGCTGCTTAAGTTTTTCTTCTTCTAAATGAGCTCTTAATAATTCAACATAGATGTCTCGTTCCCAAGGCATCATGTTTTCAATCTCCGTTAATGAATATTTATGGTACTGCATCAAGGAAAAATTAAGCTTGAAGTAACTCTCCAAGTCCATGTGGACTAGAGCTATGCGAAAAAACTTGAGAGTCCCTCCAGCACAACAGTGCTCTCAACTTCAGTTTTTGGATTTGTAACTTTAACTTCATGAGAAAGTTTTGGCATTGACTCAAAGAACTTTTCAATCTCTTTGAATTGAGTTGAGTTCATCTGCTCAAGAAATTCTATTAGTTCTTTCTTAGTACAGTCTGCCGCTGCCCAAACTTCTTCCTCATTATAGATCTTATCAATACACGCTGCCACCAGATCAAAAGATTGATCCATTGCACCATCAGAACTAAAATCAAAGTTGCTCTTGATGAATTGATCTAGAGATGGATACTTCATTTCCATCACAATTGATTTATCAACTTGAATTTTATTAGAGTGATCCTCTTTCTTTTCTACTTTGATATCATCGATACTAATTTTGACAGGAACATAAGTCTCACCATCATCAGGACAAATAATATTGACTTCAATCTCTTCTCCAACAGATTTACCTCTGATGTTTAGGAAAAGATATTCAATATCAAATGTTGGCAGAGTTTCTACCTTAATTCCTTTAGTATGAATACAGGATTTGATTACGTTCTTAATTGCAGTTGTAATCTCTTTTGTATTCTCACTTTCTAATGCTAGTACTAATAATTTTTCTTCTTTAACTAAAAATGGTCTATATTGAATTGTTTGTCCAGTAGAAGGTAGTTCCAACTCATATGTTGGTGTAGAGATCTTTGGTAAAGGCATAATATCCTATAGATGTTTCAGTGTGATTATTTATTGTTGCTGAATAGTTCCTCCAGTTAATAAACCTTGTTCAGCAAGTTGAGCTTGTAAAGGTCTATTTGGATCAAGTCCATTTACATTTATCTGGTCTCCATTTGGACGATTTAAAGTAAGAGATTCTCTAGGTGGAACAATATTTTCTCCACCACCAACGATATATCTTGAATAGTTAAATGACACGGTACACTTTAATAATTGAGAAGAATCATAGGAAACTGGCATTGAATCAATGCTGATTGGATATGCATTTAAAAATCTATATTGAAGTATTCTTCCAGCATAATCTCTTTCAAACTTTTTAAGATATATTGTTGTTTGATATTGCTTTGGAAAATTAACTCTATAAAAATGATTTAGATTTTCAATTCCAGGTATTCCATTAGCATCGGCAAATTGTTCATTTACAATATAAGAGATCCAGTTTTCAAAGAAATAAATTATATTATAGTCATGATCAACATAAAAAGTAAAGGATGCTCTATCATCATACTGTCTTCTATAAACATGTCTCTCTGTTACACCACTATAATCATTATTAATTTCATGTGTTGCTAAAGATGATCCGGGAAGTGATGCTTCAGAACATGATAAGGAAAAAAATTCCGAATTGCTTCCATATGCAATTCCAAGCCCAGCATTTGCCTTTTGGGAAATCCACTGCTGAACTAAGTCAGGTGGATTAAACCAACATTGAAAATGAGATGTTAAAGCAGGATTTAAAATAGACGCTTTTAAATCTGTTAATACCTTCTTAGATGGACTGGGTGCAGGCATCTATCTATAAATACTTCTATTGATATATTATGTAGTAAGGATAATGGCAGAAAGTATTAAAAGCAAATACAAACCAGAATATCCTAAAAAATATAAAGGTGATGCAAATAATATCATTTGTAGAAGTAGTTGGGAAAGACGCTTCTGTAGATGGTGCGACTTAAATGAAAATATTATTTCTTGGGGTAGTGAAGAATTTTGGATTCCATATATTTCTCCAGTAGATAATCGTGTTCATAGATACTTTCCTGATTTCATTATTAAAGTAAAAGAACAAACTGGGGAAATTAAAACATATGTGATTGAAGTAAAACCAAAGAAACAAACTGTTCCACCAAAACAAAAATCAAGAGTGACTAAATCTTTTCTTTACGAAGCAAAAACTTATGCGGTTAACCAAGCAAAGTGGAAAGCAGCAGATGAGTTTTGTAAAGATAGAATGATAGAGTTCAAAGTAATTACAGAAGACGAACTAGGTATCAGATAATGGCGTTAACTGGATACGAGAAACCATTAACAGAGTATTCAAAAAATGAACTAGTCCAGATTGCTGCAAAATATACAGTATATTATCAGACTGCCTCTGGAAAAGGATCTATTGGTAATTATCAATCTCTTTCAAAAGAAAGATTGGTAGAATTAATTGAGAATGATACTGATTATCAAAAAGCACGACCAAGATCACGTATTTCTATTTTACAAAATAGAATCAGAAACGTAGATGATCCAGAAGAAATTATGTTGGAGATAATTACTATCTTTAAAGACCTTGAATTTATACCAGATGTTGGAAAATATTATACATTTATCTACAATGCTAAGACTCCAAATATAAAATACGATCAACATCCTTTAATTGCAACACTTGGGGTTTTTCCTTGGGGATTTAGGGGACTTAATTTTCATTGGGAGAATGTTGACATAACACAATGCGTAAGAAATTACACTTGGAATGAAGTCGCTGGACAACTTCATACTGTATACGACGATGAGATTGATTATATGAAGAGAATAAATTATGCCAAGTTTAGAATAAATAGATAAAAAGTATCAATAAATGTCTCATACTCTACAAAAAATTGAGATGATTAATCCTCTTGTATTTGGGGAAGAGTTCTGATGGCTGATAAGATAAAATATATCTACGGTGAGCAATTTGCACAAAAATTGCCTGGAAGTAATCAAAATTTTTACTTTAGAACAATTACTGGATATAAAGTAGATAATAATGGAAAACCTATAGAAGGAACAGCAAGAACTGATTTATATTATGCACCTAAGCCTGCAGCAAGAACTTCTGACGGAAAAACATGGACTCCAGGAACTGCCGACTCTATAGATAATTTTAATCCAGGTGGATGGGTTAGGGCTGGATCTACTACAGATAATGGAAAAACTTATAATTTTAGAAATTACTCACAAGAAGATGCAGATCTCGGGAAAATTCCTCCAGGAAAAAATGTGGGAGATGAAGTTTTAGGAGCAACCGCACAACAGTCATTAACTACAAGTGGTGGTAGGTTTTATGAAGCAGTGCAAAACAACCTTATAAACCTTGCAGCAAATACTCAACCAGGACTTGCACAAGTAGTATCTGTAAAGCAAGCAAATGCGGTTGCACCACCTTCTCCCCAACAACCAGATCCAGAGATTGTTGCAAGAGATACCCAAACTATTGCTGCAAGAGATGCAGTAGAAAGCGCACAACCAATTAATATTTCAATTCCATCCGAAAATGTGAGAATGGATTATGGCCCTCCGCTATTTTATCCACAAGAATTAGAAAGTAATAAGCAAGATAGAATAACTTTCACCATGAAAAGATTGACTGGTAGCACAATAAATCCAAACTCTTTTGAATCTAATGTAAAGTCAATAGATAGACGCAATTTGGAGGAGATAAAGGGGTCTGTAACTTTACCAATTCAACCATCAATTAGTGACAATAATAGTGTTGATTGGAGTGGAGGAACATTAAATGCTATTCAAGCATATGGGGCAGCTGCTTCTATGAAAATAATTGGAAGTGATGATGCGGTCCAACTAGGAGATAATGTATCGCGTATTATGGGGGTCATAGCTAGAGAAGTAACAACAAAAGGTTTATATCAAGACGCATTTAAAACTTATTTTGCACAAGAAGCAGTAGGAACACAGAATTTATTATCAAGAGCAACAGGAGCAATACTAAATCCAAACCTAGAGTTGCTATTTAACGGACCTTCTTTACGTCCCTTTGCATTCACTTTTAGAATGTCTCCAAGAGATCCAAAAGAAGCAGAACAAGTTAGAAAAATTATTCGATTTTTCAAACAAGGAATGTCTGTTAAGGCAACACCATCAAACGTTTTTCTCCAATCTCCCAATATCTTTGCAATCAGATATCAACATTGGGATGGCGAAAAGTTTTCAGAACATCCTTCAATTAATAGAATTAAAAGATGTGCTCTAATAAGTTGTGATGTTGATTATACTCCAGATGGAACATACATGACATATAATGACGAAAGAAAAACAATGACATCATACCAATTATCTCTTAGATTCAGTGAACTTGAACCAGTTTATGAAGATGATTATGGCGGAGCGTCTGGAAAAACATCGACTACAGCAGGAAGACCACTAGCAAACGACGAAATAGGTTACTAAAATGCCAACATACTTTCGCCAAGTTCCAAACTTTGAATACGTCAGTAGAACTGCTGACACTAAGAATATATCAGAATACAGAACTGTCAAAAATCTTTTCAAGAAAGGAAAACTTCGTGATGATATTTTTGGAGATCTAACATTCTTCACCAAGTATCAAATTATTGGAGATGATCGTCCAGATAATGTTGCGTATGAAGTTTATGGTGATGAAACATTAGACTGGTTGATTCTTCTTTCAAATAATATTTTGAACGTTCAAACTGAGTGGCCATTAACTCAAGATTCTTTTCAAAATTTTCTTATCAATAAGTATGGTTCTGATGAAATAATTTTTGAAACACATCATTATGAAACCACAAGAATTATAGACAGTTCGGGAGTAACAATTGTCCCTGCAGGATTAATTGTAGATTCTAATTATAGTGTTGAATATTATGATTCTAATCTAGAGTCTTATGTTACAAAGACAAATATTGCAGTTCCAGTCACAAACTATGATTATGAAAGCAAAATTGAAGATGCCAAGAGAAATATTTTTGTTCTAAAGGCAGATTACATAAATGTAGTATTAAATGATATGGATGAAATCATGCCATATAAAGAGGGTTCCACCCAGTATGTGAGTGAAACCCTTAAGAGAGCAGAGAATATTAGACTTTATTCTTGATCAATCTTCAGCAAGACGCTGGAAATATGCAAGAGCATCATCTTCATCTTCATCAACTTCCTTTGTAACTACAGGAAGTGAAGGAGACTTGGAGCGAGCATAAGACTGCTCCAGTTCCTCTACAACACGATCTTGGACTGTGGGAGTTTGTTGAAACTCTTCCAGTTCATCTTCTTGCTCAACCACTGCGCGAGAACGAGCAGGAGAAGAGTTCTTAAGACCAAGAACCATATTCATACGACGCTCAAGTTCTTCATAAGACTTGAATTGATCAGGAGCAGTTACTGCTGCAAGAGAATACTCTTTCTTCCAGATTGTTTCAAGAGCATCGTCATCATCCAGTAGAGGTTCTACAGGACCAAACTCAGACTTATCATAGTTCCAATAACCATCCTTCTTCACAATCTTCAGTTTGAAGTTTGCACCTTGCCAGAAGTCAAAAGGATTGATAGGAGTCTCATCTTCAAACTCAGGTTGCATTGCTTCCATGATCTTGTCAAAGATCTTCTTACCATACTTAAAGAGGAATACCTTACCTTCGTTATGAGGATTTGTAGGATCTTTTACAACGTAGATGTTGCTGTAATAAGAAAGTTTACGCTTCTGCTTACGAACAGTTTCTTTGTTTGCTTCAGAACCACTGTTCCAGAGTTCACGATTGTGTTCGCCCAGTGGATCTTTCTGACCAATGGTAGTCAGAGAGTTTTCAATGTACCAACCACCAGGTCCTTGGAAGGCATGAGAATACATTTTTGCCCAAGGAAGTTCTTCGCCCTCAGGAGCAGGAAGAAAACGGATGACTGCGAAACCATTACCAGTCTTATCCATTTCGGGTTTCCAGAGACGCTCATCTGCGCCGCCAGAAGTTGTACTCATCTTCTCTACTTCCTTTACCAGTTTGGAAGTCAGTGAACCAAGAGAAGATTGTTTTTTAAGGTCAGAAAAAGACATTAGATTACCTCGGATTTGTAGGATTTGGCTTGTGTGTACCTTGTTATTCTACAGGTCGGAACCTGTTTTGTCAATCTGCTGCTTCATCACCTCAAGCATTTTGGTCATGTTAGAAAAAATAACATTCATGTCAACACCAGCAGGAAGTCCCATCATTCTAGCAGAGTCTGAAATTTTTTCTTTCATCTCTCTTGCTTCAGGATCATCAGATAAACTCATACGAGTATACAAAACCTGTTGCTTGCTCAATAGTTTTTCAAGAAGATCTACGTGACGAATTTTATCTTCCTTCGTCATTGAAGGAAACTTAAAAACACTTCCATAAATTTCTTCTTGAAGTTCAGAAATTTCTGCCATCTCTGAACGAACAAATTCGGAATCAAAAAAACTCATTTGTCTCCCAAAATAACTTCCTTCAAAATTTTGCGATAACGCAGTACATCAATATTTAGAAACGGATTATACTTTTTAATTTTACGACTGACGGTTTCCCACACTGGATCCTTCAGTTTCCTATCAAAAGTATTCCCGTACAGGAATATTTTGTCGTAGATCACCATGGTTTCCAGACTAATTTTCCCGCTCAGGAACTTTTTAAGTAAGGGTGGATGTCCCTTTGAACACTTGAACACATCTTCAAATTTGTTTTCTTCAAATAAAGATTGACTTTCTTCTTTGAAGATATAGGACAGTGATTGGACTTTCTTTTGCCATTGTTGATATCTATCTTCACCCTCTTTCATCATTTCCCCGATCCAAATAGTTTCTGGATTGCTAGAAGAAACAAAGTTAGCAACAAAAAAGTCTACAACCTCTTGATCAGTTTTATTTCTTGCAAACTTTTCAAACCAAAAGCGATCTTTTCTTTTATAAAAAGACTGGACAGATGCTCTTACTTTTTTATTATATTTAAAGTAATCATAAGAATCTTTTGTAAAGTGATTCTTTAGAGCAAGGTATTCACGATAAGCATCAAACGGCATCATTCAAAAAACTAATTTTGCGCGGGAAGTTTTCTTGAGAAAATTAAGTTCCATTGCTTCATACTTAATCTTCTCTTTCAGAGGTTTTGAAATAAGTTTAGGAACAGATTCTACGTCAATGTTATTTTGTTCACAGAAATGAACAATAGCGTCAATGTAACTCATGTCAACATTGACCTGAACTAATTTTTCAATTTCTTGAGCAAACCTTGAAGGACAAAAGAATTTGCTTTCTAGAACTTTTTCTAATTCATTCTCCATCTTGCCTAGTATTGTGATGTACAAATTCTTTAATGTATCGGACTAATAACTTAATATAGTCGTCTTTGTTTCTTTTGTCAAATACTTTCACTTCCCCACTAGGAGTTACCATTAAAGTAATTAACTTTTTAACGACTTTGCCAGTCATCTCATAATATGCAGCAGCATAAAACATTTCTTGGACAAAGTAATTCTCAATCCATTCTTCTGGTTTGATTTTTTCTGATGTCTTAAAGTCAATGACTGCAAGTTCACCTTCGTATTCTGCAATACAATCTACTCTGCCCGCTAATCCAAGATACTGAGAGTAGAGTGTACGTTCAATTGCATGAATATTATTTATCTTATCAAGTTCTGGTTTGAGATGGTAGAACATAAACTTTGTCAGGGGTTGATAATCATCCCAGTTTAGTTCTTTATTTTCCATATAGTCTTGGCAGACTTGGTGGAAGTCAGTTCCTCTTGTAGTTGCCCTTTTAGTAATACGATTTGCTTCTTCAAGTCCAACACGTTCACGCCACTTTACAAAGATTTGACGATTATAAAAAGAAGTTACTGATGTAATAGAAGGCACCCAATCTCCATTAGGTAGGTTATAGAGACGGATGCTTTCTGTAGTTTTACATTCTAGTTCAATGTCACCGAGATAATTATGATGAATAAAACTCATACATTTAATTCCATTTTTGCAAGAATATATTCTTTAACTAGTCCAGAACGAACAATATCTTCTGCGCCAAATTCTACAATATCAAATGAAGGCATAATACGTAGAATTTTCATGAAGTCAACAATCCCATTCTTTTCATTTGATTTAATCAAATCTGATTGAGTGGCATCACCACAGAACATGATCTTACTATTCTCACCAACACGAGTGATGATTGAATCAAGTTCGTGGAAATTTAAGTTCTGGAATTCATCTACAATAATGATTGCATTGTCCAGAGTAGTTCCGCGAATAAAAGAAGTACTCCAAAAACTAATCGTTCCTTGAGTTTTGAGGTTTCCATATAGCATTTCAAATGCAGAATCATCAGGCATTTCAAACATATACTTCACCATGTTCTTATAAGGAATCTGATAAAGTGAAGACTTATCTTCATGGTCTCCGGGAAGAAATCCAATTTCTCTTGTTGCTACTAGAGAACGAACAATATAGATCTTTTCATATGGCGATCTTTCATCAAGCACATCTCTAAGTGCGTTGTACAGCGCAATAAAAGTTTTACCAGTGCCCGCACAACCATAAGCAACAATGTTTTGATCTAGTTTATATGATCTAAAAAATTCTTCTTGATTATCAGTTAAAGGTTCAATCGCCTTCATGATATCAAGATTGATTGGCTTCTTACGTTTCATCTGCCTATTACTCATTCCAAATGGAACAGGATTTTGAGGAGAATTTCTTTTTTTCGTTGGCATAATTATGTCAGAGTGGTTTTACATTAGATCCTGGAACTTTTGATGCTTTGTGAAGAACATCGTTCCATCCAGGATGTGACTTTTTCAGTCGGTCATAGACTTCTCCTAGATCTCCTGATGAAGGACAAGTAGCAGGATCAGACCAATCTCTATCCCAATCAGGATTATTTTCTTTCCACTGGGACCAATCGTGAACACTCATTGTCACTTCTTTTTGTTCACCAGTTTGTTTGTTAATAACAGGATATGTTGCCATATGTTACATAAAAATATAGGAATATTTATTCAATAGTAATAGAAGGTGCATCATTACACTCAGAGCATCCTTCACGAGTCCAACCAAGTGCTTCAGATACTGCAGGAAACTGACAAGTAAAAATGCATCGTACTAGTTCTGCAATCTCCATGTGTTCCTTCTGTGTGCCATGAGAAGAACGCAAATCAATGTAATGGATCCATGACCTTACAGAACCGGTCATATAGAGGCGTGTGGGCGTCGCTAAGGGCAGTACAAACCTTGCGCACTCCTTTGCCACTCCTTTCTCCAGAAGGCGGTTGTAGAGGCGTAGACCATGCTCAAAATGAACGCGAATATCTTCTGTTAAAGTCAGTTTCAAATAATCAGGAATATCGTCAATGGAGTTCTGGCGATTCTTTGTATCCTGCCTACGTAGTTCGGGAAGAGGAATAGTTTTATTCAGCAGATTTGTGTCTGCATATCGTTGTGAAAATTCTTGATATGTAAAACTTCTATGTCGGAGAATTTGAGCCGCAATACCACGAGTTGTATTGATCTCTACTGTCATACTTGCTTGTTCAAAGATGCTCCAGTGTTGATGTTGAATACAATACTTGATC